ATTAATTATCATTTATATATATTACTCAATATTATTTATTTTATTGAATGAACAATTATATTGCTCAATATTATTTATTTTATTGAATGAACAATTAATCCAACTTGATTATTTATTTTATTGAATGAACAATTAATCCAACTTGATTATTTAATCCAGTTTCATTCATATAAATGGTTCCATTCATTCCAATCCATTCATAATCAACTTTATTTTCTGTAATAAATTCATAAAATGCTTTTAATTCTCCTTGGTCACCATCAAATCCAGGATAATTTACTAATTCGTCAAATACAATAATGCAATCTTTATCAATATAATTTTTTAATACATCAAAAATGTATTTTGTAGAACTATACAAATCAGCATCCATATGAATAAATGAAACTTTTTTATTTTCTTTTTGTATAAAATTTACTAAAGTTTCATTAAACCAACCTTTTATTAATTCAACATTATTATTCACTTGAGGTAAAATTCCATTTCTATTAAATGTACCTTTATCAAAACCATCACGCCACTTCTCAGGCAAACCTTCAAAACTATCAAAACCATCAAAACCATATACTTTATCATTTGTAAATTTAGAAATATAGTTAATAGTGTTACCACTTGCTACACCAAACTCTAACCATAAAGTATCTTGTTTATGTTGTAATTTCATATGTTCAAAAACATATGTAAGAGGATATGTATTAACATTTGGAATGTTTTGAATAATATTTAACATACTTTATAATTATACTAAATATTAAAATTTAATTAAAATTTAATTAAAATTTTATTTTCATAATAACTAATATTTTCTTTATTTTTTTCTAATAAAGAATGTATTTTTTCATTTTCATCTTTATCTTCTAAATTTAATTTTATATTAATTAAATCTATTACTTCTTGCAACAATTTATTGTTGTTACAATAATAATTGATTATTATATTATATTCTATAAATAAATATACTTCATAATGATTATGATTCTCAAGAAAATAAGGACAACAATATTGTAAAATATGAAATGCTTCTTTTGTTTTATTTAAATTCATACATTTTTTTAAGCCATGAATGATTAAATCTATATTATGTAGAGGCACTAAATAATTCGATATTATACCTTGATAATCACCATAAAATAAATCAAATAAGTCTGGATTCTCTCTTTGAACAATCGTCATAACGGCTTCTTCTAATTGATACCATTCTTCATTATAAATTTGTGCCGTTTTATTTTTAAAAAGTTCAACATATTTTTGTAAATATTCTATTGAACCTGAAAATAAAGTAGCTGCCATATTATGATATATAAATTGAAAGTATTTTTTGGGTTCATCATCTTCTATGTAAGGATTTATACATAATTGTTTTATTTTATCTGGTACTTTATTTATCCATTGGTATATATAATCACTATTTTGTGCTACATGATTAATTCCAAAATCCATCCAAATAAAATGACTACTATTAAATGGATTAACATTTAATGCTTTATCTATACAATCAAACTTATTATTAGTTAACATAATATAAAGAGGAGTATCTTTATGAAGATTAATATTATGTATATTAAATTTTTTTTGTAATTCATGTAACTTTTCCAAATCTTTATAATAATATGTTTCTTTTAAAGATTTAACATAAATACATGTTTTTTCTAATAATCCTAAATCTTTTCTAAAATTATAAATATCTTGATATATATCTGGATTTTCATCAATAAAAATTATAATTGGAAATGGTAACTTTAATAAAAATTGTTTAGAAAGATCTATGTAATTTTTTATTTGTTTATCTTTTAAATCATTGTTTTTTTCTAATGAACTAGTTTCCATACTTCTTATATCATATAACATTGTAACAATTGTTGGATATTTTTCTTCATTATTTCGAAATGTTGCTAATATATCATCATTACAAGTTTCAATTATATAAGCTTTATCATCATTTACTCCAATTGATATAAAAATTCTATCATTATATTTACTTAATGAACAATTGAATTCAATATAAGAATTTTTAAAAAATAAAAACTCTTCTGAAACAATTATATTTTTGTTAATAATATCAAATAATAACCATCTATGAATTGTTTTTTCTTTATTTATATGAACTAAAAACAATCTTTCATATTTATTTATTTCTATTCCATTTGTAGAACCATGATAACCTTCTAATTTTTCTTTCAATATTTTAGTTAACTCTATTTCTTCAAAATCATCATTTTCAATATTTTTTATTAAAAATGGATTTAAATTATATATTACTTTCTTTTCATTATTTTCATCAAAATAAGGTAACCAATTTTTTTCTACTTTATCATTTGGTTTACAAGCAACAAAATTTGATAATTTATTATTATTTAATTCAGCTTTATATATAGATGGCATACCATTTAGATTTAATTCAGGAACATTTACTAAAATTGTATTTTTATTTATAAAACGAATATCTTCTAATCCTTTCCAATATGTTTCAAATATAGGTAATTTGTATTCAAATTCTAAAATTTCAAAATTAAATTTTTCTATATCTAATTTATTTTCATTATTTATTTTACCTTTTAAAATATAATAAACAGAATTTGATTTATTTTCATATAATGTAAATTCTTTTGAAAAAAATTTTTTATAATTAATACATCTAACAAGAATAATAGTATCTCCATTTTCATCTATATAAATAGATGGATTCATTTCATAGTAACTATTAAAATCATTATATTTATCTTTAAAACATATTTGTGGCAAAATTATAGGAATAATATCTTTCTTTGGAAATATTATCATTAAGTATTTAAAATAATAATATTTAAATACTTATTTAAATAAATAAGTTAATTATATTTAAAGAATCATAAAAAACTTTATCCCAGTTAATAAATCTTGCTAACCATTCTGTCTCTCCATTTTAAATCTTCAAGGGTATAAATGTATTAATAAAATGTAAAAACATTAACTTTTTATCATATACAAAATTAAGCTTTATTTTATTGTTTCCTCCATCACTTATCCTATATAAAATTTTCATTATAAATAATTATATATTTTTAATTTTTTTATTTTACGCATAAATATTATTTAACTCAATTAATTATTATACATTGGTATTACTTCTCCATATATAATTCCATTAACATTAATAATTGTTAAAATCGCATTTTGTGGTTGTCCAGCTGAAAATTGTAATATAGTATTTGTATATAAATTTCTAAAATTTATACCTGATATACTACCATTTGTACCACCAATTGTAGATGAACCTGTTGTTGGCCCGCTAATATAAAAAATTGCTGTATATCCAGAAACTAAATTTGATACAACACCAGTAACATCGCTAATAACATTCCCATTTATTAATGATACATTATAATACGCAAATGGTTTAGTTTGTAATGATGAAATTGATAAATTTGGTGAAGTGTATGTTGCTGACGTAACATTTGTATTAATTAATGCAGGTCCTGTAGGTCCTGTATTACCTACAGGTCCTATAGATGCTGGTCCTACTGGACCTTGAGGACCTACTGGTCCTTGACCTCTTAAATCACAACAACGTTGTGAACCCAAATATTCATTATATGTTACATAATATCTTGACATTTATATAAATATATATATATAAAATAAAATAAAATATAAAATTTTAATAATCACTCTTTGCCTATATTATTGTAATCAACCAAAATATAGATTATAATATAAATTATTTATCACTATAAATGGTAACAAATTATGTTGATGGCAATGCACTTAAACACAATTTTATGCTACCCAAACTGGCAACATCATACTTTACAACAAGCGGCAAATCGTTTTCTAAGTAAACTTCTATTTGTTGACACAAATTTGTACATTTTATAAAATATCCTAAATTTTTAAGAGAAAATTCACCTTGAATTATTTTAGATGAATCTTGCTTCAAAATAAATCCCATACTACCATCTGACTCAGCACGATGAATTTCGGCTGATGCAAATTGTCCAGAACATTTAAATATAAGTTCATTGCCTACTGATTTTATTTCTAATTTATCTGAAATACAAGAGAGATCACGAATAATCTTTTGAAAGTCAGCTGAAGGAAGATTAATAATAGATGAGAATTTCACATCCGGATATTGTAATTCTTCTGGTTCAGGTTCAATCAATCGCAACTTTTGTGTTTTACATTGTTTTATCTCTCCATTCTCAAATTTCAATGCCAAATGTGAAACAATTCCATCATAATAATCATTATTTTCAATATAAATAGTTAATGTATCATCGTTATCAATAGAATTAATGAGTTTAAATAGATGAAACATATTTACTCCTATAATGATTTTATCTTTTTTACATTCATAAAACTCAAAATTTTGTGCAGCTAAGTGAAGATGTGCTAAAATAGTATGAGATTTATCCATATTAATAATACGAATGCCATCTGGTTCAAAAGTAATATTGGTTTCTAAAAGAATATCTTTCAAAGCCGTCATAAGCGTTCTAAATGGCGCAATTTGCACAGTTTTAATAGTTAACACATTATCGTCAGTAAAAGTTGATAGTTGATTTTTATTGGATAATGAAGACATTTATACTATTTTTTATTTTAAAATCTTTAAATACTTATGTGTTTAAATAATTAAAATTTTAACGCATATAATTTATTTTTTACAAAAACTATAAAAAATGTACTTTTGGTACTTTCCTTGTACCATAACCATATTTTCTTTTTGCTTTTTTTGCTAAACGTAATGCTTTTGATCCACTTTTACAACCGGATTCTAAAATATTATAATCTCTTGCTGCTGCTTTGCCAGCAGTTATAGAACTAGCTAAACGAGCAATTCCCCAAGATTGTGCACTTTGATTCGGTCTTGAACCTGAAGAAAAATATGCACCTTCTCCTTTATTAATAATTTTTGCTAATGCTTTTACTGAACACCCTGTTGCTTTTGCTAACTCATTTGTTGCACCAATTTTATTAACCTTATACAATTTTTGTGCTTTAATAATATGAGGCGATTTAACATGTGGATAAGAAGGCATTTTTTTTCTAGAATAGTATAATCCTTTTTTATAAAGACGGCGCGATTTTTGTAATTCTTTTGATTGTTTTTTGCTATCTTTTTTTGTTAGAATTCTTGGTAAATATCTTAGATTTATTTTTCTTCTTTTTTTACCTCCTAAACTTTCACTTCCAACTGAAATTGAAAAATCATGAGGAAAAAATAAATTTTCTGATTTTTTATATATTGCTATTTGTATGTCTTCTTTAAAAGCATTTAATACAAATAAATTATATAAATTATTATATAATAATAATATCTTTTTTATTTTTTCACTATTCAATGAATCATGAGATAATGACATTTGTTTTATAAAATCAAAAAACATTATAAATACTTGTTGTATTGTTTTACCTTGATATATTTCATCTGTTATTAAATAATTAATAAAATCTCTTAGTTTAGTATCTGGGTCTTCTAATTTATCCAGAAGATTTTCAATAGGTTCTGCAATAAATGTTTTTAATACTCTCGTATTTTCTTCATAATCTTCTTCATGAAATCCTAAACTATTATACCATGTTTCACCTCTAGTCATTATATACAACATTTTTAAACTAAATATACATTCTTTGGAATCTGCAATAATTGTTATTTCACTAGAGTCGTCTTCTACTTGAATTACATATTGTGGATTTTTTTCAGCAAATAATTTTAATTGTCTCATATTATAACTACCACTTCCAATATTAGTATCATTTATGTTACATTTTTTCAATATATCTACTACTATAAAAGTTTTCTCTCCTTTAGGTTCAATTAATAAATTTAAACAAGTTTTGTCTAAACTTTTATTTGAAATTCTAATACGTTTACCACTTAAAAATATTTCAAAACCATCGATTATTGTAAAATAATCTTTTAATTTTGATTCTGTTTCTTGATACATTATTAATATTATCTATTATTTAAAAATTAATTTAAAGACAACAATTGAAAAATTAGAAGATGACAGATATTAAATTAATAGAGACTGAATGTATTGATACAACAATAGAGTTACTTGAAAAATATAAAGATAGTGAATATATGGTTCAAAGAATTAAAAATCATATTACTATAAATTTGAAAAATACACTTGAAAATGAATTTAAAAATTATGAAGAACGCATAATTCGAATGACATATCTAAATAATGAACAACAAGTATTTATTCAAGTTTTTTTAAGTAAAAATAAGTATTTTTATTTACCAAATAATAATTTATTTTATGAATATAATGGAACTAATTATTTAATAATTAAAGAAGATGATATAATACATAATCTTCTCTCTTCTATATCAAAAGATAGAATTTTATTACAATGGAAACATAAAACGAAAACAAATATTATTAAACAGATTAAAGAGAGAAATTTATTTAATTCTATTCCAGAAACAGAAACTATTCAAAATGTTTTAAATGTACTTTATCCTGCATTTTTTAGTTCAAAAAATGCTGCTAAATATTTTCTTACAATTATTGGTGATAATATTCTTAAAAAAAATCAAAATATTATTTTTCTAGTAACACAAGCTACAAAACAATTCTTAAATGAAATTGATAATGTAGCATTATTATCTATCGGTAATAACAATTCTATACATAATTTTATGACAAAATACCACGAAAATCATTCTTATGAATATTGTAGATTAATTAAAATGAATGATAATTTCTCAAATGATTTATGGAGAGAATTGCTAAAAAAAATAGGATTAGATTTACTTTGTGTTGCTTCACATTATTCAAAACGTTATGAAAATTCTGATAAATTTATTGAAAATAATTCTGATGAAGAATTAGAAAATTATACTTATTATTTAAAATATAATACGCAAAAATGTATTGTTGATGAATTTGTCTCTGAATATACTCTTTCATATGATGGATTTTCTATAGAATGGAAAAATATTCATTTTGTTTGGAAACTATTTCTCTCTAATAATAATTTACAAAATATTATTTATTCAAATGTTTTAAAACAAATGTTGAAAGAGAGATATTCATATGAAGAATCTACTGACACTTTTTTAGGTATTACTAGCATACATTTACCTATATACAAAAATTTTTTAAAATTTTGGGAAGTTAATATGGAGATAAATTCAAATATAGATAATCCAACAATATTTGATAATGAATTTGAAGTAGATGAATTATCTTTTCTCTTTAAATATTGGATTAAAGAATATAATCAACAAAATTTTGAATATCATAATGTAAACATAACGGAAGAAAATATAGTAAAAATATTGAAACATTTTTTTCCTAATGTAGAAATTATTGAAAATAAATATGTTTTAAATGTTACTTGTAAAATTTGGGATAAAATAAAAGATATTGATTCTTCTTTTCAATTCATAAAAGAAAAAATAAAAGATGAATATAAAGTAGAATTAATATCTTTTGATGACTCTTACAATTTTTATCATAAATTTTGTAATTTAAATTCTATTAAAAATATTGTTAGTAAACATTATTTTGAAAAATATTTATATTATAAATTAAATGATTTTATTGTTTATGAAAAATTTATAAAAACTTCGTATTTTTTATGCTGAATTTCCTGCTAAAAATTGCAATGCATTTCCAGAAGTACCTACACCTTTACCATCATAATGAGAAGGACTTAAACTATGATATTTAACACATCCACCTTTCATTTTACGTGATTTTCTACCATGTGATTTTCTACCATGTGATTTTCTAAACAATTGAAAATGCCCTTTCTTAGCAATATATCCTGCTTTAACTAAACGATTCTCTTTTTTTGCTCTTAAAGACATTTTTTTAGATACAATACGACCATGTTTATTATATTTTAATTGTTTTCTTGTTAGACCACCAGGAGTATGATGAGCTGTTCCATTCATTACTTGAGCACGAGACCCTCTTGCACGTTGATGTGTCATTATAG